CCCGGATATCCGGGCCCACAGAGTCGATTTACTTTATATCGTCTCAACCCTTACTAAGGAGTGTATACATATGCCCGGACGTGATAGCTCACAAACGTTCACCAGGGATGGTGGACAGATGGGTGCTTTCACTTGGGACTACCCCGGTTCATCTACTGGCGAGTGTACTCAAGCAGTTTACTACTGCAGGGACATCGTGGGGGAAGGTGATAACCATCCCTTCACAGTCGACAAAAGATGGATCGAAGGTGGAATCATTAATAAGCCTTTTGACGGCTACTGGAGCTCGTGGTTCGTAAACTACGTAGCTGATGTAGCTCGAGGGCCTATTACTGACCATGTGTATACAGGCGCTATGGCCACACAGGTTGCAGCTACTAAGGCTGCTGCGGCGACTAATCCGTCGTCGCCAAGTGTGGATCTTTCCGTCAGCATTCCTGAATTACGCGAGATCCCTGAGCTCCTTCGGGAGCGCACGGGTCGAGCACTTCGGGATGCAGGGTCAACTTACCTTACCTACAAGTTTGGTGTTGTCCCGCTAGCCACCGATATCTATAACCTTATTAACCTCACTGAAAGTGTGGATCGTAAGGTACGGACTATCGAGGAATTAAAACGGAAAGGCATACGTCGAACGGTACGCTTCGGTACCTGGACCGGTCAGGATCGTATCTTTAGATACGTCCAGACAAACGGTGACTTCATCGGAGGATACTTCGATGTTGAAACCGCGGAAACGGTCAGTGCCCATTGTAGATGGTCACCGGGTGTGGAACTTAATCAGTTCCGCACGACTGAAGCGATGCGTGCCTTAGCCACTCGCGCGGTAACAGGTTCTACTATCGATTTATCGACAGTTTGGAATCTGATGCCGTGGTCGTGGCTTATTGACTGGTTCTTTTCTATGGGCGACTATTTGGAAGCTCATAGAAACGTTATTCCAGCAATCTTGACAGACGTATCTGTCATGAGGCATAGGAGGACAACGGAGTTCTGGCCTGGGGATTTCCATACAAATATTTATGGAATTCCGACTACCACCACCCCCATAAAGGGCGGTAGAGACACCAAACAACGTGCCACCTCGTTCCCTTCTCCTTTTCTGGCGCATTTGCCCTTTCTTAATGCTGGGCAGGTAGCCATCATAGGGTCGTTAGCTGCAAGTCGCTCAAGGTGAGCGGCAGGCGCGAGCCCTATGCAATAAAGGAAACACGTTATGTTCGACCAGACTATTGCGTTCACCGATATTCACGGAACAACTGATTACACGCTTAACCGTGTTCGTGAGCAGGATTACTCTTCGGAGTATCTCCTTGTTCTTGATACGGGGCGTGTGACCATGAAGATCCGGAATAGCACTTTCCTCGATAAGGCGCGTGGGGTCCAGATGGACCAACACAACGTCGAACTCGTGGAAGATGTGTTCTCGGCGACCCCTGGGCTTCCCGGCTTTCGTCGGAAGGCCTTCTTCACCTTTCAGGTGCAGCAGGGGGACACGGTTGCGGCCTCGAGAGAGGTTGCGGCCGCGCTGGTCGGCTGGCTTGCAGCCAGCTCCGGAGCAAACCTCACTGCTCTCTCGCAGTGGGCTAGCTGACGTCGTAAACTGACGACGTTCCGGCTAACGCATTAGTTACTCGGCTTTAATTGCTCACCTATCTCGAAAGGTAGATGGCATGAAAAGTAAAGTAAATAATGTGCTTCCAGTCCTCGTTGCTATTTGTAAAGATGTGCAACGGGCTTACCCGGCATTAGTAGGGATTGATCGTGATATAAAGCGACTCACCCTATTGTGTCAAACACGGGGTCTAGGTTTTCTTAGCCTAGACTTACCAACTCTTGACGAAGCTCTTTTGCTTGGTCTTGAGGAAGGGCGTCTGCCTGCTTCGTTTGGTGCTTTCGGGCACTACTCGAAGAAGTGCCGAGTGCCGCAACTTTTTGCGGGACTCTGGCTACGCGTGTTTGACCGTGATGCTTGTCTTAAAGCCGATGTCGACTTCACAGCCGTTGCTTTCCTTCGCCAACTGTTTAAGGTTGGTAAGAAGATTGAAGCGCAGTGCTCTCCACGTCGATGTCATTTGACGTTGGAGAAGTACTATGAAGTTGAGTCGAGTCTTAGATCTCCTACCCTTAATTGGGAAGGGGATCTCCTCGATCCCGAAGGTCGTCAAAAAGGTCTCCACATTCGTGAAGTCCTTCCTAGCGATGCTCCGCTCCTAGGTGAGATCCTAGATGAGCGGGGTCGGGCGAACGTCCTCTTGGTCAAGGCTCAGCAATACGCTGACCTTATCCTTAGTCGCTTTGCTATGTTTGATCCACATTCGTGGTCAGATAGATGCATTGCTGAAGAGGGCCGTTCTGGCTTTAAGCACGGACCTGGCGCTGTCTACGAACGGCTCAAGCAGTGGGAGAAGTCCCGCTTTGAGAGCTGGCCGTGGAAGCTGGAGTCCATCTTTCCCTTCAAGTCGTTTGGCTGTTGGCCATCCGACCCACGGGAGCCTCTCCGAATAGAGAGGCCCAGTCGGTTACATATGGTTCCGAAGACCATGAAAGGTCCACGTCTCATATGCGCCGAACCTGTTGCCCATCAATGGTGTCAACAGGCTATCCTTGGGTTCATGAATCATGAGTTGAAGCGGTTATTCCGCGGAGACTTCATTGATTTTCATGACCAAGGAAAATCTGGTAGTATGGTACTCCGTGCGTCCCGCGATCGCAAGCACTCGACGATTGATTTGTCGGATGCAAGTGATCGTTTGTCTTGCTTTGTGGTTGAGCGTTTGCTCAGGAGGTCTCCCTCCTTATGCTACGCAATCCACGCTGCACGGACGCGTTATGTTGACATTGAGTATCGTCAACATAAGAACTTCTTAAGACTAAAGAAGTTCGCAACGCAAGGGACCGCAGTCACCTTCCCTGTTCAGTCTCTATGCTTCCTGGCGTTGGCACTTGCCGCTTCTTGTCGAAGCGATAGTGTTAGCTGGTCAAGCCTCTTGAAACTGAGGAAGGATGTCCGCGTGTATGGGGATGACATAATTGTCCCCACACACGGGTTTGCTGATCTGAAGAAGCTACTGACTTGGTGTGGCCTTAAAGTCAACGAGAGCAAATCGTTCTCGAAGGGTCACTTCCGAGAGTCTTGTGGCACCGACGGCTATGGTGGTTACGATGTAACCCCCTGTCAGCCGAAGGTCTTCAGACCGGACGCACCAGGGAATATCATTGCTGTCGTTGACACGTCAAATAACCTTTTTATGAAAGGATACTGGCATGCCAGCGAACAACTCTTATCCTACGTACCTCGTCATATTAGACGAAAACTCCGGTACGTGGGACCAGATACCCCTGGAATCTTCGGTGTCTCCTCTTATTCGGGGTTACTGGAACACCATCTTCCAAGAAGGTGGAATCCAGTGTTACACCGGTACGAGGTCAGAGCTTTCGGCGTTACGCCGAAAGTTGAAGTACTCCGAAGAGACGGCTATGATGTCTTGTTTGACTTCTCAAGTGAGAAGCCATCTCCTTTTAGCCCTAGGGCTAGAAGTGAGTATAGACTCAGCCGGTACACGAAAGGTCGTGTACATTGGGAGCCCTCACAGTCTGGTCTTGACCGACCTCCTGTGTTGTTGGCTATACAACGCTGACCAGTTCCTCTGCCTTTAT